GGCTGACACACGCCGAGAGCTGATCCTCACTCGTATCAAAAGCAATCTTGACTCTGCAACTGGAGTCACTGTTTATAGGAGCAGGGTTGAGCCTCTAGCACGCGGTGAGGTGCCAGCAATCATTGTTGAGCCTGTTGCTGATCAACCGAGTGAAACCAACGTCTACAACAAGCTGTTGTGGACTTTGCGTGTGCGAGTAACGGTCTTGGTGCGTTCTGGAACGCCTGATGATTCTTCAGATACCTTCTCGCAGCAAGTCCATGATTTGATCATGAACGATCCAACTGCGAATGGTTATGCGCTTGATATAACCGCTGATCGCGTTGAATTCAGTTTGTACGAGGCAGATGTTCCTTTGGGTGTCGTTAGTATGGATTATCTGGTCAAATATCGGTCAGACCGTGTTGACCTGACATCGGCCTGAGGATGGCTTGCAAAAGCGTTTGACTTAGACTGGTGCAAGAAACCTTGTCTTTTCGCTGAGGCCTGACTGATGGCAAAGCTAGCCCGCGTGAGGTCTATCCTCGCGAAAATTGAGTCAACTTACGGTACTGATCCCACGCCAAGCGGCTCTCAAAATGCCGTTCAGATCTCGCAGCTTGAGATCAGTCCTGCAGAGTCTGAGGTGTTGTCTCGTGACTTGGTTCGTAGCTACCTCGGTAACAGCCCTCAGCTGATTGCAAACACCCGAGTCGTCGTCAACTTCACCGTTGAATACTCAGGTTCTGGCACTGCAGGCACACCACCTAAGTACGATCCGATTCTGCGTGCTTGTGGCATGAACCCCACAACTGTTGCAAACACGAGCGTCACTTATGTGCCTCGTTCAACCAGCTTTGAGTCTTGCACGATTCACTATGACACTGATGGCATTCGCCATATTGTCACCGGCTGCCGTGGTACCTATACGATCAGCCTCAACGCAAACCAAATTCCAGTCTTCAATTTCTCGATGACTGGTCAATACAACGCTCCTACTGATACATCGTCGCCGTCTCTGACGTTCAGCAACCAAGCTGATCCTGAGATCTTCAACGACACAAATACAACTGCTTTTACGTTGTTCTCTGCGAACGGCTTGGCCTTGCAATCTGCTGAGATTGACATCGGCAACGAGGTTGTTTACCGCGAGCTGGTGAACTCCACTAAAGAAGTGCTGATTACTGACCGCTCCGCAACTGCAAACTTTGTGATTGAAGCTCCGACGCTTTCAACCAAAGATTTCTTTGCTCTTGCTGTTGCAGGTACTTCAGGCAACTTGAGCATCGTTCACGGTGCCACTGCAGGCAACATCATCACCCTGACTTCGCCAACGACTGGCTTGTCACTTGGCAACCCGACCTACAGCGAAGATCAAGGGCTTGTGATGTTGAACTTGCCTACTACGATGGTGCCTAGTTCGTCGGGTAACGACGAAATCTCACTTAAATACACCTGATTCATGCCTTTTAAGGTACGCAAGGTTTCTTCTTACGAATGGCCTGTAAAGGTCGATGTCCCTGAAAAGGGCCGTTTCAAGGAAGAAACCTTTACCGCTGTTTTCCGCAAAATCAGTCGGAGCCAGTTCAATTCATTGATTGAAGATGGCGATGAGGTGCTTGTGGATCACATCTTGATGGGATGGAAAGGGATCGTTGATGACGATGGCGACGAGATCGAGTTTTGCGACGACATCAAAGCTGCTCTTGTTGACGATCCCCATTTTCTTCGTGGCCTGATCTCTGCTTTCTCTGAAAGCTTGGTTGGAGCCCAAGCAAAAAACTAGAAGACGCCGCTCGTCATTGGTGCGAAGGCAGCGGCGTTTTTGAGGAAAGCACGCAGGACTTGATGGATCAGGGCATGGACCCTGGTGAAATCAACGCAATGCGTAAGGCCAAGAAGGTCGAATATTTTGGGGTCTGGGAAGACAACTGGGAAATTGTCCAGATGTTTCTCAGGCTTCAGACACAGTGGCGCATGAGCATGAGTGGCGTAATTGGTCTTGACTATGCATCACTAGATTGGCTTTGTAGACTGTATTCAGTCAAGGATCCTGTCAATCTCTTTGAGGGGTTGCAGGTCATGGAGCACACCGCTCTGTCCTGCTTTAACAAGAAGAACTGATGGCTGCCGTCACTACCGAGCTAAAGGTTCTTGTCCGTGCCGTAGGCAAGAATGATCTCGATAAGATCAGCGCCTCACTGACGAAGCTTGGTAAGGCAGCAAGTGGTGCTGTAAACCCTAAGGTTAAAGAAAGCGTTGGTGAGCTAAGAAAACTCAGCAATCAATCGGTAAAAACGAAGGCCAATATTCAAGGTTTCAGCAATGCATTCAAGGATCTTGCCAACAACCTTGAGTTTGGATCCAAAGAATTCAAAGAGGCTACGGCAGAGGCAGCACGCCTTGATGCACAGCTCAAGAAGTTAGAAACACGCAAGCCGCCAACTCGTGCTCAGCGTCTGCGCAGAGGCGCTCAAACTGCTGGTGCTATTGCTGCTGGTGGTGTGTTTGGCGGTCCTGAGGGTGCGATTGGGGCAGGTATTGGTGGCATTGTTGGTGGTCCTGCAGGCGCTGCAGTTGGTGCTGCACTTGGCGCACAAGTAGGCCAGCTCAGGCAAGCCTTAGGGGCTACTGCGGACTATGCAGCCAATCTTGCCAAGCTACGCATTGCACTAAAAGGTGTAAGCGGAAGTCAGCAAGAATTTGCTGATGGCCTTACTTTCATCCAAAAAACGACAGAAGACTTTGCAATTCCCCAAGAGATAATTACTAGGCAATTCACTAAATTGCAGGCCTCTGTGGCCGGCGCTGGCGGCAATCTTGAGGATACAAAAACTGCCTTCAACGGAATTGTTGCTGCCGTAAGGGCTACTGGCGGTTCGCTTTCTGATGTCGATGCGGCCCTTACCGCAACTGCTCAGGTATTCAGCAAGGGCAAGGTATCTGCAGAAGAGCTGCGTCAACAAATCGGTGAGCGTTTGCCAGGCGCGTTTACGCTCTTTGCCGAGTCAATGGAGTTGACACCGGCAGAATTAGATAAAGCTCTCGAGGGAGGCAAGGTCACTCTGCAAGACTTCCAAAAATTCGCGGAAGAATTGTTTGAACGATATGGAGATACAGCTCAAGAAATTGCTGATAGCCCTGATGCTGCCGGTGATCGCTTAAAAGTTGTTCTTGAGAGGCTAAATGAGAACATTGGTACGCTGCTTAAGCCCATTGGCGCAGCGTTTCAAGTCACGTTTACCAACATCATTGAATTTATTGATGCAGCAACGGCTCGCTTGAATTTGTTCTTGGAGCTTGGCGCTCAAGGCACTCGAAACAAGGTAAAAAGGCTTTCAGAGGACATCAATAGGTTGCTGAAAAAGCAAGAAGAGCGTAAGCCGTTGATAGCTGCAGGGCTAATACGTCCAAGTGACATTAGAGAAGTAGAGCAACAGCTTGAGGCCAAAAGACAACAGCTTCAAACTGCACAAGCAGTTTTGCGAGATTTGACTGGGTTTGGTGCTGCATCTGAAGTAAGACAGTCAGAGTTGCCTGGCGGTGATGATGATGATGACACCAGTACCAATCAAAAAATTGATGCCTCAGAAACATTGCTTGATCTGGCTCAAAAGCTAAACGCTGCAACTTTGAGCGGAAATGAGTTTGCAATTATCAGCGCCAAGCTTGCCTTTGACAAGCAAAAGATTGAGGAGAGCACACTGCTGCCACGGGAAAAAGCAATTAGATTACTGGATCTTGAGGGCAAAGCGAATAAAGCCATCTTGCGTTTGCTAAGTGCAAAGCCTGAAAAAGTCAAAAACTTAGTGGATGAGCTAACAGAGGTAGATAAGCTTTTTAATTCAATTAAAGACACAGTTGCCACTGGGCTGGCTAATGCTATTCAGGGCCTGATTGATGGGACGAAGAGCCTTGGTGAATCGCTCTCAGGAATCCTCAGGCAACTTGGAAGTATGGTCTTGCAGTTCGGAATGAAGAGTATTTTTGGCTCTATCTTTCCCAGCGCCAACGGCAATATTGTTGCCAACAATAAGATCGTGCCTTTCGCCTACGGCGGCATTGTTGACAAGCCAACGCTGTTTCCAATGGCGAACGGTGCTGGTCTGATGGGTGAGGCAGGCCCTGAGGCAATCATGCCGCTACGTCGCAATGCAAGCGGTCGTCTTGGTGTTGAAGCATCTGGTGGCGGCGTCGGTAATGTGGTGGTGAACGTTGATGCTTCAGGCAGTAATGTCCAAGGCGATGATGCAAATGCAGCACGACTTGGCAACAGTATTGCTGCTGCGATACAAGCAGAACTGATCAAACAGCAACGGCCTGGAGGGCTTCTTTCCCGCTAATGGCTACTTTCCCTGACATCGCTCCTAACTACGGGGCCAGAAAAGCCAGCAAGCCAAAGGTGCGCACTGTGCAGTTTGGTGATGGCTACAGCCAACGTTTGAGGTATGGCAAGAATACTGATCTAAAGATGTGGACACTGACATGGGAACACATTAGCGAAACAGACTCAGACACTATTGAGACGTTTCTCGAAGCACGCGGTGGAGCAGAGCATTTTGATTGGTCTCCTCCGGATGAGACTGAAACCTATAAATGGATCTGTCGGGAGTGGTCTAAACGACTGACTGCGTCAGGTCTAAATGCATTAACTGCAACGTTTCAGCAAGTAATTGAGCCATGAGCATTATTTTTGAAGAACTGCTGAGCAGCAGCCCATTTGCAATTATTGAGCTGTTTGAGATTGAGCTGTTTGAAGACATTCATGGCGCTGCCGAGAAATATCGCTTTTATAGCGGCACGAATTTTAAAGATGCACCTACCAGCATAATTTTTGATTCGGAGGAATTTTTTGCGCTACCTGTTGAAGCTGATGGGTTTGAGTACAAAGGCGATGGCACTTTGCCTAGGCCATCTTTGCGCTTTGGCAATGTCAACTCCTACATGACTTCCATTTTGTTAGCCATCAATGGAGTTAATCCCCATAACGATTTGAATGGCGCAAGGGTCAAGAGAATTCGTACTTTGACTAGGTTTCTTGATGCGGTGAATTTTGAAAACAATGTCAATCCGCATGGCAATCCAGATGCGAGTTCAAAGATGCCGGATGACATTTATTACATTGACCGTAAGACGACAGAAAATAGAGACTTAGTTGAGTTTGAGTTGTGCTCTTCTTTTGACCTTGCGAATGTCAGCGCACCTAAAAGGCAAGCGATGCAGAATCTTTGCCAGTGGAAATACAGAAGCAAGGAATGTGGATACGCAGGCGATGATGAATTCACTGTGACAGGTGTGTCTATTACACGAGTGGCAGCCACAAATTTTGCTTTTTCAAGTGGACAGAATATTTTGTCTGCTGGCAGCACTTTGCAGGAAGGTGGCGAGCTTGTGTCCAGCAACGGATGGTTCCGTATGCACGTTGAAACTGATGGGGCACTGAATATTTTTAAAAAAAGCGATCCGACTGGCACGCCTCATTGGCGTGTGGCTGGCATCAATGATGGAACTGACTATTCCTTGGTCATGCAGAACGATGGCAACCTTGTGCTGTATAACGATAAATATGCCAAAACTGACTATCCACAATCAGTAGCTTGGTCGCCTCAAATTGAGAAAAAAGGCTTGGGAGGAGGCGCTTCTTTATATGAGCCAGATGGCGGCCCTGTGTTTTATCCAACTGATGTGTATGTTGGCAGATCACCAGCCTTAATTTATGAGTTGATTGGGAATATACCAACGCAATCGCAAGTAGATGCAGGTACTACAACCACAGTTCAACACACTTTTAGTGATACTCATTCAACTCTTGGAGCAAGAACTCTTACGGTCACCTTTACGGTACGAGCTGAAAGCTTAGCTGCTGGTCACTACTCAGGCCTCACTCGTGCTTGGCGAGCTGTTACCGCTGTTGCTTTTAATTCAGCAACTGGTTTTTTTAAAGATGCAGAAACTTTTATTGGAATCGTTGC